ATACTATCTATTCTGCTTCATTTGCTACTGTTTCAGATCAACAAGATTACGACTTGCAAGCAATCGTGAAGACGGCGGCTGATGATGCCTCCAATCCCTTTTATAACAAAGTTGGAGACAAAAGAATCAAAATTAGGCAAGTTTATTATGTGTCACCAAGACAAATGTGGAGATTCTACGGATATTATGGTGGACTAAATGTTGTTGGAGATTTTCATACTTACGGGCAATATGCAGATGATTCAACTTTTCAAGTGATTCCAGCTTGGCACAATAAGCTACAAGCAGTTGCATATGAGGATCACCTATACACTAGAACATCACACTATTCTTATGAGGTGATCAATAATCAATTAAGATTATATCCAACTCCCGACAGTGTATCACCAGAGAACATTTGGTTTAGATTTACAATTTCAGGAGGCTCAGATGTTTGGGAAGATGACTACGAGTCTGGTCAAAATGGAATTAACAACATGAACTCTATTCCGTTTGAGAATATTCCTTATGAAAGTATTAATGCTATTGGTAAGCAATGGATTCGTAGATTCGCTCTTGCTCTCTCAAAGGAAACTTTGGGACAAGTTAGAGGCAAATTTGGTGGCAATGTGCCAATACCGGGAGATAACGTTTCTCTAAACGCCTCTGATCTGCTGAGTCAGGCGTCGACGGAACAAGAAAAGTTACGAGAAGAGCTAAAAACAATTTTGGCAGAGATGACTTATGATAAGTTAATTGAAACAGACAAGAATATGTCTGAGAACGCCAAAGAGATAATACAAGACGTTCCTTTAAAGATATTTGTGGGGTAATTAAATGTCAGATGATAAATGGAAAAAACCAGAGCAACCTCCCCCTCCAATGTTTTTTGGAGAGAAAGAGCGCAATCTTGTAAAGCAGGTTAACGATGAAATTATTGAGCGTGTAGTCGGCCAACAAGTGCTCTATTTTCCATTAGACATTGAGCACACTAACTACCACCCCCTTTATGGAGAAGCCATCGAAAAAACCTTCTTATCGCCCGTTAGAGTACATGCTTTAGTAGAGTACCAAGGGGTCTCAACAGAGTTTATGCAAGGTGTAGGAATTGACAAATCAACAAAGATATCAATTAAGTTTCATCGAAGACGATTAACAGAGGATCAGGACCTGTTTGTAAGGGAAGGAGACTTTGTTAGATACGGTGATATTTATTATGAGATAGTCAAGCTTAATGAGCCAAAATTATTATTTGGACAACCAGAGCATCGCTTTGAAATTCAAGCTGATTGTATACGAGCAAGAGACGGATTATTTAATGCAAGCTAAAGAAACACCATTCGTACCATCAACACTAGAGAATATTGACTTGGCTCTATACAAGTGGACAACTGAGCTACAATTAGCAACCAATACTAATGATGGATTTAAAGAAGCTCCCATTATTTGGCTGGGCACTGAACGTGCATATCAAATAAAAAATAATAAAGAATTAAGAGATTCTACCGGCAAGTTAAAGTTGCCGTTGATTACCATAACAAGGGATTCAGTTGCTAAAGATCCAAATTTTAAGGGCTCATTCCAAGCAGACTTGTCTGAAATTAACGATTATCGGGGCGGAGCAATTACAATACGTAGAAGAGTAAAGCAAGATAAAACAAGAAACTTTGCCAATGCTGATGCGTCTAGAGTGCAAGATGGTGATGAAACAAGAAGAAGAAAAAACAACAAGATTGTTTACGAAGAGCTTACCGTTGCGGCTCCAATATACGTAACAGTTATGTATACAATTGTTATCAGAACAGAGTATAGACAACAGATGAATGACCTTGTTTCTTCGTTTATATCGGTTACAGGAAACAGAAATTCTGATCTGATTGATAATGATGGCTGGCAGTATGAAATTTTCATTGAGTCAGATTATACAGAGAATAAAAATGTTGATAATTTGGCAGAAGAAGAAAGAATGTTCGAGACAAAAGTTCAAATTAAAACATTAGGATATCTGATTGGAGAGGGCACTAATCGAATAATACCGCAATACGCTGCAAGGGAGACCAGAGCACAGATAAGAATAACAAAAGAAAGAGTTATTGTTGGAGACAAAAGACCATGGCTCAATAATGATGACTTTGAATTTAAAGAATAGGTTATTGACCATAAAACATACTATTTATTGAGAGAAAAGATTATAAGGAGATTATTAATGCCTAGAAAATTTGATTTTATATCACCCGGTGTTTCAATTAGAGAGGTCGACCAAAGCGAAATTGCAATACCAGCAGAAGACGATGGTATTTTGCTAATGGGATGGGCCCCACAAGGACCTGCTAATGTTCCGGTAAAAGTTAAAAGTTTGGAAGACTTTTATGCCACTTTTGGCAGACCAATTTCAGGTAAGGGATCAAACGCAACAGACGTTTGGAGAGATGGAAATGAACAACTTACAACATATGGTATGTTTGCCGCACAAGCGTGGCTAGCATCAGGAGTGTCTCCTGTAACATTTGTTAGACTTCTAGGCGATGATGCTACCAATCAAGCCAGTGGATATGTTAAAGCTGGCTGGAACACATCTTATGCCGCCAGCACAACAGCCGCTAGTAACGCTTCAGCCTATGGATTGTTCTTAATGCCTTCGGGTGCTCATGGCGAAACTGCTCTAACAGGAAAACTGGCTGCTGTTATCTATGCTTCTGGTTCTTCATTGGGACTTAGCGGAACAAAGCCTGATGTTGATGCTACTGATACTGCAATTGCTGCTAGCACTCTAATAAAATCAGATTCAACTTCAGGTGTTGCCAACACATTTGCACTAAGAATTTCAAGCTCATCTGGTGCTGAAACTCTTACATTCCACTTTGATCGAGACAAGAAAGACGGTTATATCAGAAATGTTCTGAACTGTAACCCTCAAAAACTTGAATCCTTGAATTACGGAGTAACAGAATCTTATTTCTTGGGTGAAACATTTGAAGTTGCCGCACAAGATATTGCAGACATTAGTTCTTCTGCTGGCCAACAGTATGGTATTTTAATGCCTCTTGCTGCGGGAGCAAGTGCTAAGTGGTCAAATCATGAGAGAGCAGCAACTGCTTCCAAGACAGGATATTTCATTAATCGAAATCCAAATCCTGTTGATGGAAGGGCAGAATTTAATGTTGCTGAGTCTGAAACACAGTCAGTAGGAAGTGTAACACTTGCCGGTGGAACTATAGATGTTGATGCAACCATCACAATCATAAGTACTGATGGCACCTCGAAAGCCTATATAGCCAAAGCCGCAGAAAATTTAGCGGTTGACCCACCACAATTTGATCGAGCCACTGGAGGCATTGCAGATGTAATAAAGTCATTGGCCAGATGCATTGAGTCTACTAATGGGCATTCTGGTAAAATTATAGTTGAAAATCTAGGTTCATCTTTAAGCCTAACACAAGCAACAGCCGGAACGGCTGGTGATAGAGCAATTACTATTGCTGATGATTCTAGTGGTAATGCTTCAAAGGTTGATTTTGCTGGCGGTGCCGATCTATCACTAACTGCTGCAAAAAGACTATTTAGACTATGCTCTCTACATGAAGGAGAATGGTTTCAAAAGAATTACGGAGTTCGAATTGAGAACCTGAGACTTGGAACAACTGCTTCTCCTGACTCAACTTTTTCTGTGGTAATTGTAAATAAGAAAGGTGAAGCGGCTGAAAGATTTGATAATCTTAACTTAAATGAAGGAAGTGAAAACTTCATCGCAAAAAGAATTGGAGATCAATCTCAATCTTATAACTCAACTTTGAAAAAGTATATTCTAAGTGGTGAGTATCCAAGTAACTCTGATTACATTCGAGTTGAAATGCATTCTGATTTTAAAGCGGGACTAACAGATACTCGTGCTCTACCATTTGGCGTGTTTGGTCCAAGAAAGGGTCGTGACATTGTATTTTCTTCTGGATCATTGGCGGCAGCGGGAGTGAATCTTGGGCTCTCTGCTAAAACTGCAACTGTGGATCAAGGTCATGGTGGTGCTGCCACGCATTTCGCAGATCTACAAATTAATCACAAAATTACCCTACAGTTTCCCGATATTCAACTAACTGATAACAACACAACTGTTGGTAATTACGGAAGAGATATTGCTCACGGTGTAAGACACATGCTGTCAACTGATACCGAAGGTAAGAAAACACTTTGGTTCTCTCCTGATTACATTGATCTGGTTCGTGCTCTGCCCGGCGGTCTTGATATTACCGGCGACACAAGCAGCACCTATCTTAAGCAATCTTGGATCTTCTCTTTAGACGAAGTAAGAAGAGACGCAACAGACCCAGACAAGTATTATTACGAACTTGATTCTCATAAGAATGGTAACTCTCTTACTTCTAAAGAGGGCACCAATGCTCTATTGAGTTCAAGTATTAAGCAATTTAATGCTCCATTCTTTGGTGGATTTGATGGTCTTGATATCAAGCAAGTAGACCCATTTTCAATTGAAACTGGTCTTGCAACTGACCAAAGTGAAACAAAGCATTACGCTTACTTCTCAACAAAGAGAGCGATTGACTTAATAGCTGATCGTGAATTATTAAAATATGATATTGTTGCAATGCCCGGACTTCTTAACTCTACACTAGCCAATGATCTTATCAGAATGGCAGAAGAGCGTGGTGATGCACTCGCAATTGTTGATTTGGATGGCGGGTACAGAAAGTCATATGAGAATTCTAGCACAAACGGAACTGAAATATTAGGTGATCACAAGCAAGCGATAACGAATGCTCAAGCAAGAAATTATGACACAAGCTATGCGGCAACATATTTCCCACCAGTTCGCCTTCGAGATACTGCTGGCCCTGCCAATGACATAACAGTTGTTCATCCTTCTGTTGCAGCAATTGGGGCACTTGCTTTTTCGGAAGCTAACAGTGACGGACCTTGGTTTGCGCCTGCCGGATTTAACCGTGGTGGGATCAGTGTTCTTGGTGGTAGTGCCGGTCCACGAGTTGTTGGAACATTGGAACACTTAACCAAGCAAGATCGAGACGACCTATACGAAGAAAACATTAACCCAATTGCAAGATTTCCAGCAGTTGGTGAAATTGTTATCTTTGGTCAAAAAACTCTACAACAGACTCCATCTGCGCTGGATCGCATTAACGTTCGTCGTTTGATGATTTATCTTAAAAAGAAAATTGGCGACATTGCCGATACTATTTTGTTTGACCAGAACGTAAACACCACGTGGAATCGATTTAGATCAAGAGCTGAAAGAGTATTGTCAGATGTTCAAGCACGGTTTGGAATCACAGAGTTTCAGTTAGTATTAGACGAAACTACAACAACTGCTGATTTGGTTGATCGAAACATACTATATGCTAAGATTTTTGTCAAACCAGCTAGAGCAATCGAATTCATTGCTATTGACTTTATTATTACAAGGTCGGGAATAGAATTATAAAATAAACTACTTATAGTAAAAGGAGAATTAAATTATGGCTTTTTGGTCTGAGGCGACAATGGCGCCCATGAGAAATTATAGATGGAAACTTCAAATCACCGGTCTTGGCGAGGATGATATTGTATGGTGGGCAAAAACAGTTACTGTTCCGTCTTGGGATATGAATGAAGTTGAACATGATTATTTTGATAACAAATATTACTTTCCGGGTCGTGTCACATGGCAGGATGTTGAAGTTACTTTGGTAGATCCTGTATCTCCATCTGCTGTTGACTTAACAAATAAAATTTTGGTTAATTCTGGATATAATGTCCCGGCGAAAGCAGAGTCTCAGAAGAAAACTTTAGCAAAATCTAAGGCCGCAGGCCCAACCGCCATGGGTAGTTTTGTTTTAGAATTATTAGATGCCGATGGTAATATAAAAGAAACATGGACTCTGAATAATGCTTTTATTAAGGCAGCGAAATATGGCGATCTTGATTATTCTAATGACGACTTAAGGCAAATTTCACTTACTATTAAATATGATTGGGCAACTTGTAAAGTTGGTAATGAAGAAAGATTCAAGAAAAGAGATTTTAGTGCCCAGACATAGGAGTAATTAATGGCTTTTTGGAGCGATAATACTATAGAACCATTACGCAAGAGATCTTTTTTAATTACAATTGAAAACGATGCAGCGAGTATCGTGGATGACTTTTCCTTTTTAGCTAAATCCACTGATAAGCCAACGCTTGAAACAGATGTTAATGAATATAGGCTAATCAATCAAATAAAAAAGTTCCCGTCTATTCCAAGGTGGAATGACATTACAGTTAAATTTATTGACACTAAGGATAAGTCAGTCTCTAGAACATTCTATGAACTTTTTTTTCCCACAGATAAATTCCCTGATGAATGGGGTCAAAAAGCTGGTTGCCCCTCGGCCATTTCGAAAAGATCATCAACAGTTACTATAATTCAGTATGATAGCGTAGGCCAAGAAAAAAGCAAATGGGAACTCATAGGTGCCTTTGTTAAATCAATTAATTTTGGAGATTTAGATTATTCATCCGATGATTTATCTGAGGTAGAGGTGGTGTTTGCGTATGACTATGCAAAAATTACCAGCAGCTAATAAAATTATTTAATAAATTAAAGAGAGGTGACAATTGTCAAGAAATGATATGAATAGGGTAGGTGCCCCTCAGGCAAATGCAGAAGCACCAATAACACAAATGCAAGATGAAAAAGTGTTTGATCCATTGAGTTTTGTGGCCCCAACTGAGTTTGTAGAGCTTCCATCTAAGGGGATTTGCTACCCAGAAACACACCCATTGCACAATGAAGAAACAATAGAAATTAAATTTATGACAGCTAAGGAGGAAGACATTCTTTCTTCGAGAGCTTTACTTAAAAAAGGTATAGCTATCGAAAGATTTATTCAGAGCGTAATTGTGAATCCACAAATTAAAGCAAAAGATCTTTTGGTTGGTGACAGAAACGCTATTTTAATTGCAGCTAGAACTTCCGGCTATGGAAACTTATATGAAACTCAAGTTGGCTGTCCTGCTTGTGGTGAAAAGTCTAGTTTTACTTTCGACCTTAACAATAAAACGGTAAATGAGTCCCAATGCACAGATGAAGTACAGAACACTGGTGAGGGCACATTCAAAATAAAAATGCCATATTCAAAGTTTAATATAGTATTTCGTCTCTTAAATGGAAACGATGAGGCACATTTAACAGCGGCTTCTGCAACAAAAAAGAAAACTTACAAAATTGATTCAGTCTTATCAGAACAATACAGTAGAATGATTGTCTCAATTGAAGGTCATAGTGATCGCTCAATTATTAAAAAATATGCCGATAATATGCCAACACAAGATTCTAGACATCTTAGAAAGTGCTACAAACAAGTAACACCAGATGTTAATATAATTGAAAAATTTGAATGCCACTCCTGCGGCCATGAGCAAGAGATGGAGGTGCCCTTTGGGGCAGACTTTTTTTGGCCTGACCGATAATTACATTGAGAATGTTTATGAACAATTTTTCATTCTCAAACACCACGGCGGCTGGTCTTTCATTGAGGCATATAATCTGCCGGTTGGATTAAGAACTTGGTGGCTAAATAGGCTCGAAAAACATTTTAAAGAAGAGAATGAAGCAATTAAAAAAGCATCAAAAAGACATTAGAGTGCCCTAGGGGGCATTTTTTTATTAAAACTATTTACTGTAAACGGAGGTACGTTGAATGATTGTAATTGATTTAACAAAGAAAGGCACTTTGAATGAAAGTGTATTAAAGATGATAGGAACTTGGACAAAAACAATCCTCAGACACATGTATGGTAAAGATGTGAAAATGGTTGGTAATGTGAGTATATCCGATTTGGCTAATATAATTAAAGAAGATGATGAAGATGAAAAGCCAAATTTTATAATTAGAGGAAAGTACCGTGATGTTAAAGCATACGCATCTGCAATCGTAAGGGAAAAAGAATATTTAGATGCTTATTCTGAATATGGCAAAGACCACCCACAAACTGCAAAAGCAAGAGAGAACCTAAGACCAGCAGTTGCTGAGTTTGAGAGTGCGACAGGAATTAAGTGGCCTTTCGTTGACGAGGGATAGTAAATGTTTGGTGAATGGGAAGATGATGACATAAAAAATATGACACCAGAGGAAAGAGATGCTGAATTAAAGTATCTTCGTCAAAAAGAAAAATTAAAAGAATCTATTAATAAGCTTTCTATAGATGAACTACAAAGAGAAGCCAAACTTGCAAAAATAAAAGGCGACTCCATGGAATTGGATGAGCTTAAGCTAAAGATAGTCAATAAAATGCTCAAGGCGCAGGAAGAGCTTGGATTTGCACAAGAGGGCACTGCGGAATTTGAAGAAGCAACGAGGCATGTGGAACAACTGAGTGTTGCCATGGAAGCAATGGGCGTTTCGATTGATGATACTGGGGATGCCGTTGAACAATTAACACAACAGCAAAAAGACTTGGAAGAAGCAACTAGCAAAACTGCTAAGGCTGGAAAAAGGGCTGGTGAAGATTTCTTTGGAGGAATTGCCGCACATTTGGGTATGGCATCCAAAGCCGGCGAAGACTTCATAACTAAAACAAAACTTATGGCCGAACAAATGAAGGATCCGCAATTTAGAGGCAAGTTTGCTCAACAGTTTAAAGAAATTTTTACTTTTTCCAATATGGCTTCGGCAGGCATTATGGCTGTTTTTGAGGCTACAAAAGCCATGATACTGGTGGCAGACCAGCAGACAGCAGCATTTGCAAAACAAACAGGCACAGGCACAACACACAGAAAAGCAATTGCTAATTTAGGTAAAGAATTTAGAGAATTAGGTGTCACAATGGAAGACGCTGCAAAAGCAATTGGTTCTTTATTTGACAAGATGCCCGGATATACAAACATGGCCAATCATCAGCAACGAGCATTTGAAAAAACCGTTGTTACATTAGAGAAGCTAGGTGTTGCTACTGATGATTCCGTCACGCTGATGAATGATCTGATGAAAGGTCAAAAAATGAGCGCAGAAATGGCTATAGAGCAGACTGAGCAATTAGCAATGACTGCTGAATCGCTTCAAATGAGAGCAGGTCAATTTACAAAGCAATTTATTGAGGCAAGAAAAGTATTAGCCCCTTATGGAAGAGAGTCAATAACCGTATTTAAGAATATTGCATCGGCAGCACAAGCAGCAGGTGTTGAAATTAACGATTTGTTAAGCATGGCAGGAAAGTTTGATACATTTAATGATTCAGCCGAGACTGCTGGTAAGTTAAACGCTATTCTTGGATCACAATTATCAGCAACAGATTTGTTGATGAAAAAAGAGGACGAAAGAATTGAAACTGTAATCCGATCCATGCAAGCACAGGGCATGGCCTTTAAAGATATGGACAAGTTTACACAGAAAGCAGTTATGCAGACCCTAGGATTAAAAGATTTAAATAATGCACAAAACATATTAGGAATGGACGTAAGGGGATTTAGAAACTATCAGGCAAAAGCATCAGCAGCCGCCAAAGAACAAGAAGAAATGGAAAAGAAAGCTAAAGCTGCCATGGATGCCATGATGAAATTAAAAATGGCATTTGCAAATTTAACTGTATTTCTTGTTCCGTTAGTTGAAAAATTTTCTAAATTTGCTGAATTTATTTTAAACGCCTCTGATGGTTCTGCTACTTTATTTGGTAAAATATTGCTTGGGGTGGTAGCAATTAAGTTGTTTGCCACATTTTTTGGACCCATACTTAGTATGTTGTTCTTATTTTTACCAACATCACTAAAAGCATCCGCTGGTATGGTCGGCCTAGGCAAAGCAGGATTAGGAGCCAGCACTGGGACTCTTGCTTTTGGGGTCGCACTTAAGGTTGTGGGTGTTAGCATGATGTTGATTGGAATAGCGGTGGCTCTTGTAATTCTTTCGCTAGCAGCATTGGCTTATATATTTATTATGGCTGGTGATAATGCAATAGGAGCAGCGGTGGGTATACTAGCTGTGACAGCAGCTATAATTGGCATGGCTTACGCAATGACATTGCTAGCAGGTATTGCTGTAAAATTAATGATTCCTGTGGGTGGATTGACGCTGATAATAGCGGCTTTAGTTTTGACATTTTATTTAGCGGCTGATGCAACGGCTAGTGCTTTTAAGGAAATAAACACCTTTGTAAAAAGTTCCGGCAATATTGGTAAACTTGGAATAGCACTAATGGGCTTGGGAGCAGCGTTCAGAGATCTTAATGTATCAATGGCAGGGGGTGGTCTTGTACAAAGAGCAGGTGCTTTCTTTTTCGGAACGGGTGGAGGCCCCAAAAAGACACCGTTGGCTCAAATGGCCGAGGACATGAAACCAATAATAGAAAATGCTGATTCGTTGGCAACTATTTTTAGTGGAATTGAAAAAGTGTTAAAAATGTCTGGTGGTGCAAAAAGTAATTTCTTTACTGATATGGCGGCAGGACTAACTAAAGTTTCTTCTATCATTGACAGTGAATCGAAAAAGGGAGTGCAGATACAACACACTCTTGAAAATATGGCACTAATTAAAACAGGCAAAAGTGCTAGCTCAAGTGGAACAGGCGCAGTAGTTAAGGCAATTTCTGGTATGAATAGCGGCATGACTGTTCTTCTTAAGCTTGATCCGAAGCAGACAAAAGAACTTTTATCAAAAAATGCAGTTGAAGCAATCGGTAAGTTGGTATAACAAACAATAAGAGGGGTAGGGATGTCTAAATTAATAATAACCAGCATGATATCAAAAGGCAGACAAGTTGAATTTGATGCATATTTAACTGATATGTCTCAAACATTTGATTCAACTTGGAATTCGACAAACGTCTTTGGAAGAAACGATCCAATTGCCACATTTCAGGGAACACAAAGGACTATTTCACTTGCTTTAGAGG